TGTAGGATTTTACTTGACACACAAATAGAAAGAGGCGGATTACTCCGCCTCGTTCATGTATAACTTATTGGGATAAGTTATTCGGTGAAGTTAGTTCTTTATTATTATATTGTTGTTGAGTAATTGGAATACGTTGACCAAGTAAATCATTAACGAAGTAATGGTTAGTTCCATTGCGCCAATCATATTCTTTATACCAAGCTTGATCACATAAAACTTTCTTCGGTTCAGTAGTTCTACCAAAATGATTTAATGCACGTTCAATGTTTTGGTCAAGCCAATCGTTCTGACAATTTAAAGAGCAAAAATTATTCTTGCCATAATAAAAAGATGAACGTCGTCTAGTTTGATATGACTTGTTTCCTTTCGTGCCACGAATACGATCTTTTGTTTTATATTCGTGACACTTTGTTCCTTGACAATATCTCATTAGTCAATCGCTTTAACGTTTATCATACCAACTGCATGTCGCCATTGGTTTCCATTTTTATTTGGCTCGGCATCCAAATCCCAATAGATAAAATTATGCTGATTGTTTTTATCAACAAAATATTTTCCTACTGTATCTGTTTCTGGTTTATGCCATTGACCTTTACGAGTGACTATTGCTTGATGCTTTTTAGCAAAATAAGTCACATAAAAAGTTTTAGGTAGCTGACTTGTTTTTTCATTAGAATCTAATTTCATCAGCACCATCACTTTCTACTTTCTTTATTTCGTCAACTTCAAACTGTCCAAATCTATTGAACAATTCATAAGTGGTATTTTTGCTTTCATTTAGATTTTTCAAAGCAACTAGATATTCACTTGCTTTCTCTAAAGTGTCAGCATTTTTTTTAACTGAGTAGCTAGTAGGTATATTATTGTATTTAATAACCTCTACTACTAGGATTATTTTATCCATTTTATCCTCTTTCTGTTTTTTGTTATACATACTAGGATATTATATGTTTTATCCTAGTATGTCAAGTGTTATTATTGTGTGGATTGTTGTTGATTGTATGCCTTACGTAGAGCAATTTTTTGCTCTCTTGATATGTTTTTATTCTTCATACCTTTTATTCTATCAGCAAGATTTTTCGGATTGTAAATAACTAGACCTGTACTATTAGTTCTGATTATTTCTGCGTCATTAATATTTAAACCAAGTTCAGTACAAAGTTCAAGCGCCTCATCTAAATATTTATATCCTTTTAAACCAACTTTGATTTCTTTCATCTGGTCTAAAATAGATTTAATCCATTTATAATGTGCCATGATTAATTGACCTTTAGCTTGTTGCCATATTACAAAAGTTTGAAACTCGGCTTTTGAAACAGGGATTTGTCTATCTCTACAATACTCACGACCAATTAAATCCAACTCATAGTCATTGTTCCAATCTCTTGCGTGTGAGATTTCATTTCCACGACCACCAGAAAATCCAAGTGCTTTTGCATTTGCGTCATTGAATTTAGTTTGGTGTGGGTTTAATGGTTTGCCATCCATTTCAATATTGATATCTGGATTGCAATTTTCTTTTGCTTTTAACTCATCACGAAAATAAGCATAAGCAAAGTCTTTACTATCTGGTCTATAACTATCAATGTCGTCTTGACGATCAACACCATCAATGTCACCATTTAAACGAAAGTCAAAATGTTTTGAAACATACTTGTCATCTTGTTCCGAGTGTTCGCCATAGTTCTCTTGTTCGTATTTTTCCTCGCCACCTTTCTTCTTCATATAACCAAAATGAAAGCAACTATCTTTTGCGATAGTATTAACATTTGGATATTTGTCTTGTAAGTAATGCGCCATGTCCACATCTTTTTTAGGATATTGTCTTGTCACGCATTGTTGTGCAAGTTCCCAAGTCGCATTTTGTTTATCTAAAAAACCCTCTCTACATTGAAAGAATTTTTCTTTCTCTTGCGTGTTCTCTTGTTCCAAGTGTACTCGCATACGATTTGCGATTTTATTTCTGTACTCGGAATTTAAACGTAGCCTACTCATTTGTGCCTTTCTGTTATAGTTAAAAATAAAGTTATAAAGGACTTGACTTTGTTTGTCAATAGGATTATATAAGACTATTAATTAATATGAATAAAAACTATTAATAATATAGAAGTGAACTTGCAGTTGGCAGTATAAAAACGCAACTGCAAGTCACAGGAAGAAATTATGAATTATATAGAATGCACAATCTGTGGTTGTACGCCCAAGCCCGACGAGTGGTCGGCACAGGTGCAGGGAGTTTGCTTTGATTGTGGATAGTATTTGGTTTTATCCAATCTGGGGTCTTGTCTGTTTGGCAATCCTATATTGGTATACATAAACTTGAGCCGAGATCTCACAATGAGATATCTTCTAGAGTATCTCGTGAGATCTCGGGTCAAGGAGGCCGAACCAATGGTTCGTTAAATAACGCGGCTGGCACCTTGGCCAAACTTGAGCCCAGATCCTATTACTGTCATCATCTTAAGCACTGATTGACGGGAAGAGGATCTGGGGTCAAGTGCTGAGCCTTCACGCGCAAGCGTGGCAAGGACTTCGGTCTGGAAGGCAGCTTGGCCGTAAGGTCCCAAGCGGGTGGGCCCGCCCATTATGGGCTGGAGACTGCAAGCTTGACAGCTCCGGGGATCTGGGATATAATAGGATTAGAAAGAAGAGGTAAACATGCAAATAGAAAAACCAAAAAAGAAAAAAATAAAATGGCACGGCCAGACTGTGGTCCTGCCGTTTGATTGTTCTGTATACCAGGACAAGGAAGTAGAAATCGCGAATAGATTCAGCGGTGAAAAAACTAAAATGCCAGGCTATGCTGCCAGCGTCTACGATACGATCATCGGGGCCGAACGGTTTAAAGCCTGGGACGTTGTCCGGGCTGGCTTAGATTGGTTCAAGAAGTACTTTCCAAAACAATACATGGTGGTCCTTGATTAATAAATCATTTAAACAATTAAACGCTGAGCGCGCCGCCAGGCGCGCCCGGCTATCGGACTACCTGTTACTAAAAAATTCAAAAAGAAAAAAATATAAAAAGAGCTCAAGCGCCCGAGCGGGTGGGCCCTCCCCTGAAGAGTCAGGGTTCAAGCCTGCAAGCTTGACAGTCTACAAGCTCTAGGATATTATAGGACATATGAATAAAAAAGAAGCAAAACAAATAACCGGAGGCCTGAGCGCACCGTCCAAGATGCCAGGACCGGCTTACAACCTGCCAGCTGCTGCATGTATTACAGGATCTAAATTAGTGAAGGTCCCGGGCTCAGTCTGCGCGGGATGTTACGCCCTGAAGGGGCGCTATCGATTCCCAAATGTACAAGCTGCATTAAATAGACGACTGAAGAGCCTAGGTCATCCAGACTGGGTTCGGGCCATGGTTGTATTGATAGACGATGCTCCCTTCTTCAGGTGGCATGACAGCGGAGACCTGCAAGGGCCCGAGCATCTTAAAAAAATTTTTGAAGTGTGCAAGCTTACACTGAAGACACAGCACTGGCTCCCGACCCGGGAAGCAGGACTACTCAAGCTCATGGATCCGGACATCATTCCGACAAATTTAATCATTAGACTGTCAGGCCACATGATCGATGGAAACAATTCAAAATTCTGGCCATGGACGAGCTCAGTGTCCAGTCAGGCTAAGACATGCCCGGCGTTGGACCAGGGCAACAGCTGCCGTGACTGTCGCGCATGCTGGGACCGCTCTGTAAGTAATGTCACATACCCGAAGCACTAACTCTAAATTTTTTCTAGAACCTCGAGGCAGGAGTCCAGTCCAGTCGCTAAGGGCTCAAGCCGAGTGCCCGAGCTCACAAGCTCCAGGATCCAAGCGCCAGGGTACAAGCGTACAAGCTTGTCCAGGGCACAAGCAACAAGGATAAAAGTATTTTTTTTATGCTTAATATGAAATGATATTTGGTGCGGGGATAAGTGCACCAAATAGGGTTTTGTAGGGGAGGTCGCTTTTAATTCAACAGTGAAAAAGTTCCCACTACTAGCATAGCCCAATAGATCAGGAGTGCCAGGTAAAGCCCAATTTTCCAGTCGAATCCATGAAATGGATTTAGTTTCATCTCTTAATTTTTTCCAAAGTTTACGTTCAGCAAGTCTTGGAATCTTCTGAGATTTCACCACTACCTTACGCGTTAAATTTTACCAATTATCTTACTCATACGAGCTCTTTCTGGTTCGGCTACGAGGACTAATCTATGTGTCTCTCGATCGCCAATTACTCTGTTTTCTAAAAGATTAATTTCCCTAATGTCCATCATCTGTCCATTCGGAAGTTGAATCTGAACCCGTGCTTCACCACTTGCCGGGCTTATAAAAAACTTGTCCAAAGCTTGTCTGAATGACTTTCCGTTTAACATTCTAGTTTGCAATATACAAGAAATATTATATAGTTGCAACATTATGGGATTACCCAAAATACTAACACCTAAACAGATCAAATTCGCACAGTTAATTGTCTATGGCGTTGAAGGTATCCCTATCACTAAAACTGAAGCTGCGAAGCTAGCTGGCTATAGCGAAGATGCCAGAGAGTTTTCAAAGCTAACTAATCCAAAGTATTACCCATTAGTATGTGCTTACATTGAAAAGCTACGAGAAGAAGTAAGGCAGAAATATGACATCAACTTTGAGAATCATCTAACTGAACTTGGAAAAATAAGAGACCAGGGTAAAAAAGATGGTAGGAATCTAGCCGCTGCTGCTACTACTGAAATAGCTAGAGGCAAGGCCGCTGGATTCTATGTAGATCAAAAAATAATTAGACATGGTAATATTGAGGATATGAACCTAAGCCAACTCTATGATCGAATGAAAACCATAAAGGAACGTAATGAGAGAATATTGGAAGCGAAGCAACTATTGGAGCACGGAAATGCCAAACAAGAAGAAAAAAAACAAAAAGAAGAACCTAAAGAAAAAGAAGAAGAAGAAAAAAGCAGCGAAGAAAAAAAAGAAACGTTAGACGTTTAATTTTTCCATCTTTGTGATACAGCCGATAGGAAATACATTCCTATCTGAATAGACCTCATCTTTCTCATCGTAGCTAGCGAAAGTATATAAGAATTTCTTTGTCTTTTTATAAACATAACCAAAGCTTACCATTCTAGAAGCCTCAAACTTATCAAATTCTTCAGCGGTGGCATGCCCTCCGTCTGCGGTGATATCTAGCCAGTTAATTTTGTAGAAGTAAAACTTCTTTTTATTAATATTGACATGTTTATATTTGGATTTTTTTCTGCGCATGATTATGTATACCCTTCTCTCTATAAATCATAAATAAAAAAACACAATTCATGTGCGCGCGTCCCTTAAGTTGTTGGTATTGCTAGCTTTTTGTATCAATTGTATCTTTTGTATCCAATTGTATCCTGACTAAAGATACAAAAACGAGCGAATAACTGTTGGTATATAACAATTCTAGCTTTTGTACCAATTGTAACCACTTTTGAAAATTATTTAAAAAAATTTTTTTATTTTATAGAATAAAGAGTATACAAAGGGTATAATACACCGAATATGGCTAATTTAGTGGGTTTTATCTTCATTATTTGTATCTTTACCGTTTGGGTGGTCTTTCTTATCCCTATAATATTGATCAACTTTCTTAAGGAATGCGTGTTGACACTGGACAAATTCCTTGTCCGCAACTTCAAAGCGTTGAAAAAGTTTATCTTTACTGCACATTAGAATCACTCCAGACTGAATCTTTGTACCATACACATAATTGTGGGCCATTGCGTAGGCTGCTAATTGGATAAAATAATCTTCTATCCATTCTCTCTTTTTGGGCTTGTTGGTTTGCTTAAAGTCTATTATACTTTCTCGCGAATTATAAATTCCTACCACATCTGTCGCACCAGCATATAATAATGGGTAATGAACTGTCACCTCTGTTCCCCATACTTCTTCTAAAGGACCCAATCCTTGCTTAATAATCTGTCTTGCCATTGGATGTGCTTCCATACCGACTGCTGTCAGGTCCATGTGCCCCGAGCCCTGAATATATGCCTCGAGATACGTGTGCATGGCGGTGCCTCTCATCGCAGAAACATCTCGAATGCGGTCAGCTCCCTGAGCCCCGATTCGTGCTCTCCACTTCGCAAG